ATAAGCCATAAAAACACATGGAAACAAACCAGCAAGCGCAAGATTAACTTATACCGATACCAAACCAATTCCCTTTTTGAAAGCGATTTCGGAATCATACTTCCCAAGCAGAATGTGAGTATTGCCCTATGAATGACGATTTGACTGAGGAATTTGAAGATTGGAAGCCGTTTCTCCGGCACTTGATGGAGAATCACCAGTTGCAGGAGTTGGCTTGCGCCCAAGCGAATGCAATGGAATACCTGAAAAGACGATGCGAAGGATTAGAAATTGAAATCGCCCACCTGCGAGAAGTCATTTCCCGGGATAGATATAGACCGAGGGTTCGAGAAAGTGAAGATTGAATCATTCGAGGATATTTGCCAGCCGCTCATGAAGATAGACAATCTCGAGCGACAGATATATGATGCCTATATCAGTGGCAAGGTTCAAACCGCTTTTAACAAAGCGGAAGACCTATTGCGGTATGCCATGCAAGCCCGAAACATTCTTTTTAAAGAATTGCATGAAGAAAAGTGAAAAAGAACATTTTAAAAAACTTGCCGAGTTCGGATGTTCTTTGTGCTATTTCTTGGGATATGGTGAAGGCACACCAGCCGAAATTCACCACATCCGCAGAGCCGGAAAGCGTAGCGCCGCTCCAGTTATCCCACTTTGCCCCGAGCACCACCGGGGAAATTCCGGAGTTCATGGGCTTGGGCGTAGAGCGTGGGAGCGCACTCACAACACCACTGAAGAACACCTATTGGAACTAATCAATGGCAAAATTAACAACTAAAACCCCAAGGAGTAAAAAAATGGCTGAAGTCAATATCACATCCGCATCTGATAACACATCTGAAATCACATCTGAGGCGCAATCCGCAACTGTTAATGTTGCTCCAGCGGAAGCCAAAGTCACGATTACTGCCGCTCCAGTTAGCGCGGCGGCTGTCGATGGTAAGGCACAACTGCAAACCGCAATTGAAGCTTTGGAAGCCGAAGTAGCGAAGCTGGGTTCAGAAACCAAGTCATTCTTTCATGTGTTTGAGGTCAAAGCAAAACTTCAAACCATCATTGCCCAAGCGAAGACACTTTTCTAATAAACTGAATATGCCGGGTTAGATGTTTCACATGAAACATATGGAATTGCTCCTTCACGACTAGCCCGGCAACCGATAGGGGCTTCTCTGAAATCAGAGAAAGGTGTATGATTCAGTCATGGAAAGTAATACTCCCCTAGAACCTTATGTCCCAGTAATGGGAAGACCATCGCTGTATAGCGAAGAACTGGTCGAAACCATATGCGACAGAATCGCAGGGGGAGAAGCATTGGTAAACATCTGCAAAGATGAAGGAATGCCCAGCCGCCTTACAGTGCTTAAATGGCTCAACAAGTATGAGGAATTTGGAAACTTATACGCAAAGGCGAGAGAAGCGCAAGCCGATTTCTACTTGGAGCAAATCATCGACATCGCTGATGAAGAACCGATGATTGAAACCGAGAGCACCGACAAGAAGACTGGGGAAATCGTTGTGGAGCGAAAATACGACAATGCCGGGATAAATCGAAACCGCTTGAGGGTTGACACTCGCAAGTGGGCATTGGCAAAACTAGCACCCAAGAAGTATGGCGAAAAGATTCTGACCGAAGACGATGGCACACTGGTCATTGTGAATGGGCGTGATATTTGAAACTCTACCTTCCACAGTTGCACGAAGGGCAGGAAAAGATATTCGATGCTCGACAAAGATTTAATCGTGTCCGATGTGGGCGGCGATGGGGCAAGACAGTATTAGGAGAATACATTGCGGCGAACTCAGCCGCTCGGGGGCGCAGGGTAGGATGGTTTGTCCCCCAGTACAAGATTCTGTCCGAAGCTTACCGGGACTTGGAAGACATCCTCGACCCGATAGTCAAATCATCATCCAAGATTGATGGCGTGATGTCTTTGCGTGGCGGCGGCAGGGTTGACTTTTGGACACTCGAAAATGAAAGGGCTGGTCGGTCAAGGAAGTATCACGATGTCATCATTGATGAAGCGGCATTCACTAAACCGAATATGCTCCATATTTGGCAAACTTCCATAAAACCGACTTTATTAGACTATGTGGGTAATGCTTGGGTTCTTTCTACTCCTAATGGGGTTGATGACGATAATTTCTTTTTTAAGATTGGTGATGACCCTGCTCTTGGCTTTGCCGATTTTCATGCTCCTACTCATACTAATCCTTATCTCCCGGCTGGTGAGTTAGAAAAGCTTGAGAAGGAAAATCATCCGCTAGTCTTTCGGCAGGAATATCTTGCTGAGTTCGTTGACTGGTCGGGCGTGGCTTTTTTCTCGCTAGACAAGTTGCTGGTCGAGAATAAGCCAGTTCAATATCCGACTAAATGCGATGCAGTCTTTGCGGTGATTGATACCGCAGTCAAAGGCGGCAAAGATAACGATGGCACTGCGGTTTGCTATTTCTCATTTAACAAATTTCATGGGCATCCGCTTGTTATCCTTGATTGGGATATTATCCAAGTTGATGGCGCATTGCTTGAAGCGTGGATGCCAACAGTGCTTGAGCGTACCGAAGAACTCGCACGAATGACTGGCGCAAGGAATGGCGCAATTGGCGCATTCATTGAAGATGCGGCGGCTGGTTCGATACTCTTACAACAAGGGCGCACTCGGGGTTGGAATGTTCACAAGATAGATTCCAAATTAACCAGTGTTGGCAAGGATGAGCGAGCCATTAGCGTATCGGGATATTTTCATCAAGAGAAAATAAAAATCTCTGAGTATGCTTTTGACAAAACAGTTAATTTTAAAAATACTCAACGAAACCATTTAATAACTCAGGTTACTTCATTTAGAATAGGTGATAAGGAAGCATATAAAAGACCTGATGACTTGCTGGACACTTTCGTGTATGGTATAGCCATTGGCGTAGGCGACAAATATGGCTATTAAGGATAAATATGTCTGACATTTCAATTAACAGCACCGAACTCACATCACCCTTGATGAACCTATTGAATGCTCAGAATATCGAGCCGGGTACAGATGTTGGATATGGATTGTGTAAAGCCCTATGGGAATATCATCCGCTCGGTGGCAAGTTAGTTGAAAAGCCAGTGCGATTAGCATTGTCCAAACCCCGAATTATTACTGTCGATGCCGAGCCAAAAGAAATGCTGGTCGAAGCTTTCGAGCGTGAATGGGAAGACTTAGGCGCAACCTCGCACATTCGGGACACCATGTTTTTAAAGCGCACTTATGGCGCATCTGCCATTGTGTATGGCGCACCGAATATTCCAACAACTGAACCGATAAGTCCTTGGGACTTGCCGGACTTGCATCTGTATTTCAATCAGCTAGACCCACTCAACTTGGCTGGCTCAATCGTAACGAATCAAAACCCGAATGCCCCTGATTTCCAAAAACCACTCGCATATACAACTGCGGCTGGTCAGCCTTACCATCCAAGCCGCTCAGTGGTGGTATTCAATGGCACACCGATTTATTTATCCTTCCAGTCTTCCGCATTCGGCTTTACTGGTCGCTCAGTATTTCAAAGAGCACTTTATCCGATGAAATCATTCATTCAGTCAATGCGAACTGATGACATGGTGACATACAAAGCCGGACTTTTAATTGCCAAGCAGAAACCTGCCGGGTCAATTGTCAACCGATTAATGCAACAAGCCGCCAGCATCAAGCGACAATACTTGCAGGAAGGCGGCACTGGCAATGTGCTCTCAATCGACATTGACGAAGAAATCAATTCGATTAACTTGCAAAACACTGATACCGCAATGAAAACCGCAAGGGATAACATCATTGCCAATATTGCGGCGGCATCCGATGTGCCAGCCCTATTACTCAAAGATGAAGCATTCACCCAAGGATTTGGCGAGGGTACTGAAGATGCAAAAGCCATTGTTCAGTATGTCGAAGGCATCCGGGAAGAAATGCGCTCCTTGTTTAAGTTCTTTGACAATATCGTAATGCACCGGGCGTGGAATAAACAATTCTTTGAAGCAGTCAAAAAAGCTTATCCCGATATTTATGGCAATAAAACCTATGAGCAATCCTTTTATCACTGGAAGCGCAACTTCCATGCTGAATGGGAAGCCCTCATGGAAGAACCACCAAGCGAGAAAGTCAAAGTTGATGACATCAAGCTTAAAGGTGTTACTGAAGTTCTTCGTACCATTCTTCCGGTTGTTGACCCACAAAACAGGGCAATTGCTATTCAATGGGCGCAAGACAATATCAATGAAATGCAAAGTATGTTCCAAAGTTCAATGCAACTGGATTCTGATGCAATCGCTGAATATGAAATCCCTGAGCAAGAACTCAAGAACTTGCCAAGGTTGGATTCTGCAATGGGTTCAAATCCGGTTTACATTGACAACTTTTTTAATCGCAGTGATGCGGACTTTAAAGAAAGTGAGCATCCTCGGGACAAGTCGGGAAAGTTCGCAAAGGGCAGTGGTGGCGGTAGTGCCGCCGCTGAGTTTGAAAGCCCTGCACCAGCAAGAGAACAAACACTGACCCTGACCAATAAGGGCGGCAAAGAAATTGTTGTGACCAAAGCCGCTTTTGAGAAAAACAAAGAATCCTATGAAAAGCAGGGATTCGAAGCCCCAGCCCAAACCAAGGAAAGCAAGCCCGAGGGCAAAGGTCGAGGATTTGAAAAAGGCGGCAAAGACAAACATGGTTTTGAA